TTAAACTTCCTTTCTCGTTGCTCCGAGGCTAAGCACGTCTGTTTCAGACCAGATACCCAATTCAAACATGACTCTCGCAAACACTGGCTTGCGACCGTATGATCCTGCGTTAGTTCCTTCGTTACCAAAAGCATTGGACCAGTCGAACTTAGAAGCATTTTGCAGCGGATTGATTACTTTAGTCGCTGGTGACCAGTAATCGAAAACATCACTCTTGCTTCTGAACTTTTCGACTGTGATTGCCCCCCTTGACGCTCGAATTACATTTGGAATTAGTGGCCAGCTATTGAAATCAGTTGTTGTTAAATTTTCTGCAAAACCGTACCCATAAACGGTTCCAGTTGTTTCGTATTCTGGGAATTGCAAGCCACAGCCGTTATCCAACCAGATTGTCCAAGGTGTTGTAGTGCGATCCAGCGTCCAAGCGGTCGGTGCACGACGCACTTCGCTAACGTTGTTATTCTCGACTACTTTAGGCTTCAAGCTGTCAATGAAGTCTTGTTGTGAGCCTGTGTTACCTAGATCAAGCCAGATTTGATAGGCTGACTTTCCATCTTTGCCGTCGTGCCCATTCAAACCATCTATTCCAGCTGGACCACGTTCACCTTGTGGCCCGGGATCTCCTTTGTCACCTTTCGGACCTTGCTCACCGTCTTTTCCATCTTTACCAGCAACAGGAATACCAGCCCCGCCACTTTCAGCGATTTCTTTTCTGAGTTGTTCTATCGTGATTACATTGATCAAGTCGCCTTCAACATCCATTAAATTGTTAGTCAAAGTCAGCAAGATCTGGTCTTTGTCAGGATAGATATACTTCCGACCTTCCTTTTCGATCCAAATTTCTAAACGATACTTGTCAGCTGGAAATTCTGCAAGCTTTGTGCTATCAAGTAGCACTGATTCATTCTTTACGTCACATTCAATATCTGCTAAATATCCAATGCGATTTCCAATCTTAACGACCACATTATCATCATCAGATAATTTAACAGCTGTTTTATCATCAAATAAAGAAATCTCGTACACACGACTAGTATCACGAGCTTTCTGGATCTGATCATTAATAGATACTCGTCTCATAAGTACCTCCGTTATTTGAATGAACCCCAACTATCAAGACGCTTGCCGTCATATGCACGTCCTGTAGCCAAATAAGCGTATTGTCCATTGCCTCGTGGCTGTCTGATCCATACAAAGCCATTACTGATTGAGTATGCATCATATTTAACTTCACTACCTGCTGGAAGCTCAGCTAACTTGCTAGATTGCAATGTAGCACCCCAACGCAAGTTGATTGCTGTATTAGACGTAAATGTCCCATTTTCCTTAATCCAAGTAGCACCAAGCGTATCGACCCACTTATCAGGCACTGCGATTGGTTGTGGTGCTGGTGTGTTAATGACACTTTGTGAGTTAGCTGTAACTTTAGCGTTAGTATAGAAACCACTAAAATCATAACTCATATCGATACCTTCTCCACCAACCGGATAATCACTTCTAAATTGCCAGGTACCTACATTATCGACTCCCGGTTGAGATACCCCATAAGAAGCGATCCATAGATTTTTGGCAATCAATCGATTACGATCAACACGCTTAGCCCAGATCCAACTTGCACCAGTATATAAATCAACATTAGGATAGCCAGCGTCTTTAACATACTGTAAGAACGCATTGCTATCTTCAGTTACCTCCCACTTGTTGACTTTATCTTCAACATCAAGTGCCATTACACTTTCTGGCCCAATACCGTGATCACGAGCATTTTTTACAAACCATGCTGCTTCTGCTTTAGCGTCTGCCACACCATGAAATTTAGCATAGTGGTAAGCATGAACTAGCAAACCTACTTGACGAGCATATTTGATTTGATTGCGTGCTTTAGGGTTAACATAAGCATCTCCCGGATTAGAGCCTTGTGTGATTTTGACAATTACCGCTTTAACGCCTGCATTTTTCATTGCTTGGAAAAACGCTAACGTATCTGGTTGATAAGATGCAACATCTGCTACTAAATTAACCATATTATTTGTCCTCCTTGATTTCTACTGTTGGTGTTAGTTCTGACTTTTCATAAGCTGATTGTACTGCTGTTTGTGCAGCTTCATCATTAACTTTAAAACCTGCTGATTGCATAGCCATTTGGACATTCTTAGTTGCTAGATCAAATTTAGTCTTGCCATCCAAATTTTGGCTGACTAATGATTCTACTGCTGTTGTAGCAACCTTTTCTAGTAATTCCCATGCTAAAGCTGATTGTTTAGCTTCATTTGTCTTTACCTTAGCTTCAAGCCAAGGTTTTACATAAGCCCAAGCAAAAGCAATAAAACTTACTAAAGCACCACTTGAGATCAACCAATCGATCACATCATTTGCTACTTTCATCACAATTCTTCCTTTCTAGTTCTTCTTTTAATCGAGTGTTTTCTTCTTGCAACTTCTCTAACTCGCTTTTCTTTTCGAGCTTATCCATTTTTTGTCTATTGTTCTCGTGTGCCGTGATCCATGCGACTAAGGCAGATCCCAAAGCACTGATCACGGCCACAAGTACTTGGTCGCTCATCTTACCACCCTTTCGCAAAAATCTCAGTCACCATTTCAGTCAGTACGAAAAATGCAAAAATTCCGGGAAAACCAATATAGACACCAACTAATGCATCTGTGATCGCAAATGACAAGAAAAATAACAGCCACACGCCTGTTAATAATCCCGTCATCACAGGACGATAAAACAGATGTTTAACATCCCATAAAGCATAGACCAAAGTCACCGTCCCTACTGCCGCAAGTAAAAAAACAAACGGCGGATCATCTAAAACTTCAAGATATCCATATCCGTCTAAACTAAATATCCCTGAACTACGTTTGACAATAAAATAAAGCGCCAGAGCATAAGTCTCTAACGCTTTAAATAACCAAAAACGATTCTTTTTTAAATTTTTGATCATGGTCTCATCCTTTCTCCGCCACTCCCACCCAACACCATGAATTATTCTGTGGCCGTTGTATCAGATTCATCTGTTTTCACATCATCAAACAACTCATCTTCTTGGTCAAATACATATTGACGAAAATCATTCATATCTTTCCGTACTTCACGTCGATTTTTTTCATAAAGTTCTTGATCATTAACATACGTATTGATCGTTGTAGTCCCGCCAGTCGATGATAATCGAGCATCAAAACGTACTACATCAGTACCATTGACCAATGATCGTCCCGTTAAATTGAGTGTTTTTTCTTTTTTTAACATGTTATTTGTCCTCCTTGATCTTTTCCAATTCATCCAGCAATAAATCATATGCATTAGCGTCATCACCAGATAAATCATACTCATATTCATTCAATGCATCATATAAAGCATGTAATTTATCATGGTATTCTGTGATGTCGATCACAGCTTTTTCGTCAAATAATTCAATAATCTCAGCTGTTACTTTTTCTCTAGCTTCTTCATCCTTAAATTTAACGTTATTATCTTCAATCAGTGGTTCGCCATTATCCCCAAGAATTAAATAAGGTTTACGCACATCATTTAAGTCATCATTCAACTCTTGTTCCTTTTTAGCTAAAAGCTTTAACAACTTTGAACGACCACGGCTAGCTTTTCCTCTGACTTTAATGCCATTTAAGAAATTCTTGATAATTGATAATTCTCCATTTTTAAATGTTACTGTATTCATAATAGACCTCTCGTAATTCTAATATTCAATTTCTTTGTAATATGATACTCGCCCTTGATCAAGACTTACAGGTATTTTCCAGCCTTGTAAAGGAATCACTTTATCGTTAAAAATCAAGAATAGATCCCAATCACCGAACATTATTCCTGACTTCATCGAAGCTGAACCAATAGTTGGATAGCTATGTCCATTGTATTTAGTCGTAAAAAACCTTAGTGCCATTCCGTCACTTGGTTTTCCTGACGGATATACGATATCGTTAAATGTAACAGTATCATCAAAATTAAAACCTGCATTGCTGTTAGGTGGGGTCCACTCTTTCCGATACCACGAAAGTTTTATCAATGGATTCATATTATAGTTTCCATTATTTCTCGCAGCCCAAGCCATATAATCACCGCCACCATCAAGCCAAAAAAGAAGTCCTTGATAATTCGGGGGCATATTTTTCATACCTTGCCAACCAATACCTCCGATCGACTCTCCAACAGCTGTGATCTCCATTCCGTGACTATTAAATTCCGTTGTAGTATTACCATAAGTGACTCGCATCCCGCTGTAATCAATATTGACATAATTGCCGTAAGCACTACGCCAAAACGATTTTACAAACTCAGTCTTATTACCAGTTAACCGATTTACATCAAGATTAATGATTGATACTTTAGACGCATTCAACGTCCCCGCCGTTATTTTATCTGCTCTTAGATCAACGATCGCTGCATTAGGAATGAATGCTTTACCACTAAATGCTACCGTTTCAGCATCAAGATAGATTTTTTTAGACTGAATAAGGGTATGTCCAGCTTGCAAGTTGATCTGTGATAGTAATTCATTTTTTTGAACACGTAAATTGATAGCAGTATTTAATTCATTTTTTACTGCTGTGATCGCCACAGTTGTGTCTTCTGGTGCTGGTGAATAATCTGTTGGTTTGCTTCCTTGCTCAAGCTTCACGTTGCGAATAAACACACTTCCTTGAGGCTTAGGAGATGAGCCAACAAACCTACGTCCAACGATCACAGATTTTTTAAATTCTTCTGGTCTCACTTTGTAAGTGATCCAGTAGCGTTTCCAAGAATTTGTCAATGTGACTTCCCAAAAGCCATCCAATGGATTGGTGCGCTCTACGCCATTAGACTCGATCACACGCTCGACGGTATTATTTCCACCAAGATCACCATACCAAAAATAGTTGGCTATCTTTTGCCCACTATAATATGCTTTAGCCTCAAAAGATAGAGTATACGTTTCTTTGTCAATATTTTTAGTCGTATTATATCTAACACCTTCTTGATAACCTACTGTCGGCGCTAAAATAATTTCCATTTCTGAACTCGTTTTTGCTAGTAAGTTAGTTCCACCAATAGCTAAGTTAGTTAGTTCTAATTGCCATTGATCAGCCTTTTGGTTCACATAAGACATATCAGCTTTATTAGCAACGATAGAGCCTATCTCATTAGCCCGCTGATCAACGTATGATCTGTCCGCCTTATTTGCAACAACTGCATTGATCTTATCAACTTCAATATTTAAACTAGCATATCTATTTTCGACATCTTTAGGCGCTGGTCCCCATCTTAGATCTTTGTTCCCTTCAACTAACATGACTTCATTGAAAAAGAAGTTAGAAACATTACCGTTGGTAGATCCATCAACATTAAATGCAAGCTCAGCATTGTCAATATCACCTGTTGTAAATGTAACATGCTTGTACTCCGCACTTGAGACAGACAATCTACCGCCTTGAATAAATTGTGATTCTTTAGCGACATTGCCTTTTCTGCCACGTAAGAAGATATTATAGCCTCCACTGTTTACAGACATAAAGCCAACATAACTAAGTGTATATTGCGTATTAGGCTTGATCGCAAAGCGCTGACTAACAGCAGCGGTAATTAGGTTAGTTGAATTATCAACATTAAACATATTTTTAGTACTATTAAAGTAAAATGGATGGGTAAATAGACGAGTTCCAGTCCATGCAACTGCTCCTGTTTCACTTGCATTTGAATTAGGTATTAGATTTGCTCCACCGATTTTTAAATCATTGAGCTTACCGTCAACCGCTGATACACTTGCTCGAATACCATTCGCCGTCTGAACCAATTCTGTCGACTTAACATAGCCGTTCAAATCGGTAGCCGTCAGACGTTGTTTCAACTCTCTACTTGTTGCTTCTCTAAAATTTTCAAAGAGTGTCGTATCAACTTTGCTAAGTAACTGCTGTTCAAGTTTACCTGCCTTAGTAACTAACTTAGTGATATCTCCCTGAGTATTCGCTAATTTAGTTGATATCTGATTGGCTGTTTGCTTTGTTTGCGATATTTCGCCGTTCAAATTAGCATAGCTAGATTGCAAAGCTTTCATCGAATAATCAATTCGCCCAACTTCAGAAAGAGCATTGTTTATTGCATCATTTATCACGGGCATTAAACCGTCAAATGATGATTGCATCTCATTATGAACTTGATTGTATTTTGCGGAAATACTATCTGCCAATTCTTTGTAGTAATAATCAACAGTATCTTGAGTAGCAGAATTTTTTTGAAGATCCATGAAGGATCGATAAACACTATCTGCTGAATATTGCGCATTTTTTGCGTTGTTAAATGCTTGATCTGCTTGTGATCTTACATCTTCAATGTCCGATAGTGCTTTATCAACTTCTTTTTTAGTGGTATTCAACTCAGCTGTACTTAAGATAAGTTCCCAGTTTCCATTTTTCCAAACATAATATTCTGTTTCACCGTTCCCAAGATCAAGAAATAAATTATCACCCTCAGATGCAATCGTTGGTTTGACATTAGAATAAAAATTTTTGTTCTTTCCATTTGCTGACGTCAAAGCGATATTAGCCACTCGTGACGTTTCTTCTTGAGCTTCTTTGACTGATGCAACGTAATTTGTTAGACTTTTTTCACTAAAGTCATCGCCCAGCTCGATCACATTATTATTTTTATCCAATAGATCATGTTCTACTTTATAGACACGGGTGAAATATTCAATGTTCAACTCATGTCTGATAATCGCAACTGTATCACCTAGGCCAAGATCTCCAATATCTAATGCGCTTGCCTTAAAAGATACTTTAGGTCGTTTAGCTACTTGCAATGCTGCCCACGTTGCATTGATCAGCTGATTAACATCTTCAATATCTTCAAACACAGCAATACCAATGCGTGGTTTACCATCATCAAAACCATAAAGTTTAGTTGCTTCCTTATCTTCAACATAATCTTGCCCAGCAGGTTTGTCTGTTGGATGACCATTTGCCTTACTCCAGATAACATCAGTAAACATGATACGGCGACCATAACCATCAACAGTATCATCATTACCATCATCTAGCTGTTCGCCTTTCCCACGTCCTACAAGCGCCGTAACAAGATCCTCGCTTGATTCTTCACGAGTCACACTCAACAGATTAGATCCATACTCAAAACGCTTGCCTGTACGTTCTCCTTGCTGGCTGTATAAATTAACTTGTCGTCTAGCAATTTTGTTTGTGATCGGATCAATAATAACTGTAAATGTTAGTTCGATCTTAAACAGCTCCACAACTTTTTGAATAGCTTCCAGTGTTGAAATGTAGTAAAAATTCGTCCGTTTTCGTGTGGTTTCTTCGCTATATCCAACTTCCCAACGTGTTCCATTCAAAGCAATTCGCAACATCTCACTAGCCGTTTTATCTTGCGGTCTAACATCTTTGATATATGCATAACTTTTTAATTCATCATAAGCTGACTCAATACATGTGTATTCAATGCGATCATCTTTGACACTTTCAGAAATGATTTTAAACATCAAAAAAGCATCCCCACGGGTTGCAGGAATGCAGACAAAATAGATACTGTTTGCTAAACGCTTATCTTGAACTAAGCTAAACGACAATTTATCCGCTGCGTTGATCTCTTCTGTCATCTTTGCTTCGATAATCCCATCAGAAATCGCTTTGATGATATTTTGTTGTTTATCAAGTAGGTACATGATCATAAGCGCTTCACCTCGTAAATCATTTTAAATTTTCCAATAGCATTGAGTGTGATCGTTGTTCCATTTTGAATATAAAAATCACTAAAGTTAGACGATAGCTTCAACCCCATCAAATGCTGAGTCGTGTTGAGCTTGACAGCCAATTTTGTAAAGTCGATCGTCAATTTTGTTCCAGCTCCGATAGTTTCATTGAAAGTAAATACCTTAGAAGCATTGGTACGCATTTCAAATTTAGAAATAGTGCTATTTGGTGTAAACTCAATAAGTTTTGGTATTTGTTGATACGTTAGTTCGGGATCTAAAATACTTGTTGATGTTCCAGTAATTTCAATCGTTTTTGGCAAACTGTATTTATACGGGTCAGCACAAACGATCTCGATTTTTCCAGTCGTGCTAAATAACGGCTTATCTAAACTGATACTTTCGATCGTACCGATATAGTGATAACCCTGTTCATCAGCAAACTTAACTTCAACATTAGCTGCATACGTCAATTGATTTAACTTAGCCAAGACTTCGTTATATCGTTCGATCGTATTACACAGCAATCTAAAAGTAACTGTGATTTTTCGTTCCTTGATACGTGAGTTAAGATATAGGCTACCGTCTCCAACACGTTCAGGAGCGTTTATTTGCCGTTCAAAACCACCACGACCTTCTACAACTAAAGTTTCGAATTCTGGAATTTCACGATCTAGCCACTTACCCGCATAACAGATCGCTTCAAGTGGCAAAGACGAGCTAGGCTCTGCTCGTGGTTGTAAATCTCTAAAATCATACATAATTATTTCCTCCATACAAAAAAGTCAGTAGATACATCAAGGTATGAGTATCAACTGACTTTGATTTTTGTTATAATTGAGATTGCGCATGTCCCTCATGTGCAAATACCGACGAAACGGGTGATTTTTTTATCCCAATTTTTGTCTACGGTGTTTGCTATGAGCACACGGCCATGTGCTCGGGTCGAAACACCGAAAGTTCTGTTTGATAGCATGACCCAGCTATCGTGTAATTCCTTAACTACACGTTAATGATAGCACAAACGAACTAAATTTCAAAGGGGGGCGCTTGTCGTCCTCCTTTTTGTTTAGAATTTATAGTTACGAGTCAAACTAGCTTGTGATCCTTGTTCACGGCTAATATCTGCAACAAAAGCACCGTAATCAGTCCCGCCGAGCGAAACGTTAATATAAGCTGGTTGCTGATTCAAGCTTAATTCGTGAGTCAAATTGCTATCTACACTACCTGTAAGCTTTCCGTTGACCGCTGTTAGTGATCTTGTGAAGTCTGTTGTATCAACTGCCGGGACAGCGAACATAGAAGCTTCTGCTAGCTTGTCTGATGCTTTTTCAACGATTGATAGGTTATCAATCATACCAACCGCTAAACCAGCTGGAACAAAGCGCCCTACCTTGTCACGCATTACACGAGAAGGTGAGTTAATACCCAAAGCTCTCTTTGCAGAATCGAATGCACTTTTAGCCATATCAACAGCAGCACTAACAGCTTTTCCGATAGCGCCTTTGATACCTCTAACAAATCCCATAACAAAATCTTTACCAGCACTTACCATATCACTTGCAACTCTTTTAACAGCGTCTAAAGCACCTTTGATACCGTCGGACGTCACTTGCTTTGCAGTTTCCCATCCACGAGAAAATGCACTTTTTATATTCTCCATTGTGTTTGAAATTGTTGACTTAATAGTGTCTATTGTATTTGAAATGACAGATTTAATCCCATCCCAAATACTAGACGTCACACTCTTGATAGCTTCCCAAACAGCAGTAACAATAGCTTTGATCGTATTCAAGATACCTTCAATAATGCTTCTTATTACTGAAAGTGTTGATTCGATCACTGATTTAATAGCATCCCAAATAGTATCCGCAGCATTTCTTAGATGTTCTAAAGCTCCTTGCCAATTACCTTTGATAGCTTCTGTAGCCGCTTGAATTATTTCAGCTAAAGCATTAAGAACAGCTGAAATAATCGTAACTATGTTATTCCAAACTGTTTGAGCAATCAATACAATAGTATTCCAAATATTAGACCAAGTAGTCTGAATAGTTGTAATACCTGTTTGTATCGTTTCACCCAAACTTGTGATAGCCATTTGAACATACGACTTGATACTTTCCCAAACACTTGTGACTACTGATACAAGTGTATTCCAAACATTTGTCGCCACATTAACTACTGATTGCCACAACCCAGACATAAATTCGGAAAAGCCATTCCAAAGCATTTTTATTGTTTCAATAATTGGCGTCATGAAAGCAACAATGCTTTGCCAAACAGTCGTTGCTATTTCAACAATCCCTTGCCAAAGATTGGAGAAAAACTCTGTCATTGTATTCCAAGCAGTCTTAATCGCTTCAATGATTGGTGTCATGAATTCAACCAAGCCATTCCAAATATTAACTGCAAGATCAACAATAGCTTGCCACAGTGTAACAAAGAACTCTTTCAACGCATCCCACAAGTTTTTGAAAGCGTCGATAATTGGTGCGATCGCTTCTAAAAAGCTATTCCAAATAGGGACAGCAAAATCAACGATCCCTTGCCAAAGATTAGAAAAGAATTCTACAATACCATTCCAAGCGCTTTTCACCTTATCGACAGCACTTGAAAAAGCTTGTACTATTGCCTCCCAAACAACAGACGCAAGTTCTTTCAACTTGTTCCAAGCATCTGACAACCAAGAAACAAAGCTAGCCCAGATTTGCTGACCCATTTTCGTTTTGGTAAAAAACAATACCAGAGCAGTGATAACTGCAGCAATCGCAGCAATTATCAATACAAATGGGTTTAATGCCATAACAGCATTAAATGCGGCTTGTACAGCTGTCGCTATTTTCACTACAACGTTGTATGCTAACAATGCTGTTTTAGCGATAATTGACGTTTTTGCTAGCATTTGTAACGCCAATAACGCTGATTGTGATCCTTTTGCAATTCCAATTAAAGCTCTTGAAACGTTAACAAAACTTCCTACACCACTACCAAATAATTTGATTGCTCTAATGCCACCGCTCAATGCACCCCCGATTTTTTGCGCATTAGTCAGAAAGCCACCAACAGCCGTCATAGCTGTTCCAATTGCAGGGCTAAGTCCGATAAAGCTACGAATAGCCTTCGCTGTTGACTCGTTAGAAGTTGTGGCCCATTGCAGAAAATCATTTCCAGAACCAATCAAAGCGCCATTTATCTTCTTAGCTCCAGCCATTGACGTTTTCATCAAGTTGTCCCAGTTACCACCTAATTGTTCAAGTGATGATCCAACGTTTTGTTGCATTTCCTTAGCCTGTTTGTCTAAGTTTTTGTTTGCAGTCTTTGTTGATCCTGCGTACTCTTCGATTGCTTTAGCTGCAGCATTCCAACTAGTTGTTGTGTTATCTGTTTCGTCAGCAACAGCTTTCATAAGTGTACGCATAACTTTCATACCATCTTGGCCAAACATAGCTTTTAAAGCAGCATCTTGTTGCTCTTTGCCAAGATTTTTAAGCGCTCCAGAAAGCTCACTGGCAACTTGTGGAATAGGTTTCATGTTACCTTCTGCGTCACGGAAAGAAATACCTAACTCTTCCATGTAGCCACGAGATTTTTTAGTTGGTGATTGCATTTGTACGATCGCATGATTTAAGTTATCAGCTGCTTGTGCTGAACTCATACCAGTGTTAGTAAGCAAGCCAATAGCGTTAGCTGTATCTTGCATACTGTAACCAGCAGATGCTGCAGTCGGTCCAATGCTCGATAAAGCTTGTTGCATACTTTCGATAGACGCATTAGACTGGTTAGCAACCTGCACTAAGATACCTGCTGCTTGCTCTGGTGACTTGAGACTCTTACCCCAGATATTCATTGACTGCTGAACAACAGATGCTGTCGTTTCTAAATCAGCACCCGCCGCAGTAGCAGCTTTAGCGATAGCAGGAAATCGTTGTTTGATTGTTTCAATAGAAGCGCCGTCACGGGCCATAGCAACCATAGCATTTGCAGCATCTTGAGCGCTGATTGGTAATTCAGCACCCATTTTATTAGCGACTTTAGCTAATCCATCAATGTCTTTAGCAGTACCACCCGCAATGACTGCAGCTTGGTTAAGTGAGTATTCAAAGTCACCATAACCTTTAAGAGCGCTAACTCCCATAGCAGTTGTAGCCGCTCCCGCATAAGTCATTGCTTTACCAATGCCACCCATCTTATCTTGAACAGTTTTACCAAGCGATTCAGTAGATTTAGCAGCTTTATCCATTGCGGAAGAAAAGCCACGATCGACAGCACTAAGAATTGCAGTAATACTATAACTTTGTGCCATGACTTCCCCTCCTCAATCGTTCAAATTCAGCTAATCTAGCATTGATAAGATCACGACGTTTTTTCTCTTTGACTTTTTCGGTACGTGGCTTGTAGTCTTCTTCAAACTCATCACGCAATACGTCGATCATTTCCATAGCATCAAAGAAATCAGTAAATTTCTTGTATTTAGGCTTTGGATGTTTAGCATTACCTGTTGTGGCTTGAACCGTCTGATTAAACCACGCCAACAAAGCCAATTTTTCTTGTTCTTTTATCTGCTTAAGTTGATAAGCTTCGATTCGCAAATTATACTCATCAAACGTCATATCTTCGATTTTTCTAATATCAGAAAAACCTAGATAAGCCAACGAATTCAACATTATCTCATGATACTGTTGATCTCCAGATTGGTTATCTAGGCTTTTAGGTTTTTTGCTGCAACTTTCACAGCGTTGGCTTTCAACATTTCTTTTGTGACATCATCAAATAGTTTCTCGATCTTCGCATAACCATCTAAGAAATCATCAATTTCTGTCATCGCTGGTCGGGGCGTACTTCCATAAGAAGCAGCATAGATAACGTTGCTCAACGCCACAGGATCATACGCTTGTAACGCTGGAATAGCCTTAGTCAAAGCCATTCCCATGTTAAAGCTACCAGTATCAACACCACCAACTTTATCTAATTCACGTACAAAGCGAACACCGAATTTTAACTCAACATCTTTTTCATTAATTTTCAAAATCATTTTTTAACCCTCCGTATTGATCCCAGCGTCAGCTTCTTTCCAAGCTGTACCAGTAGTTTCATTTTCACCCATTGCTTCTAAGCCACGATAAACATATTCGATAGCTTCTTGCGCTGATTGTGGTAATGTGGTCCACCCACGTTTTGGAGTGCCATCAACACCAAATGAAATTTCACGAGTCGATAGATCATCAACGTCATTATCATTGCTATCTTCTGATACGATCGCACGACCATAGAACGAGAAATACTGTCCTTGTGCGTTCTTTCGTCCTGTATAAATAATCCAGAACTCTAACTTATCGCCATCGAACAAACTATCTTGTAAAGCATCTACGATAGCAGATGTGTTATTGATAAACTCCACACTTAGATCCGTTTCGATACCGCCTGCAGTTGTCACTGGGCCTGACTTTGTTTGTGTCGTATCTGAGTCCCGACTAGGTCCAAAGCTTAATGACGTTTGAAACGGGATCAACTTGCCTTCGCTTGTCTTAGCATCTTTCAACTTGCGAACAAAGAGAAAAGTATCTTTCCCATGTAATGTTTTAATATTTTCTGCCATTTTTAGTCACACTCCTATTAACTGTATTGAATTTCTAACTCTAAAATCCCATGAATCAACGGAATATCTGTCGTATTATCACCAACGATCTGGCTTTCACTATTTACGACTGTATACGTAAAATGTGTCGTTTTTCTGTGATGCTGGATCACATTTAACAAATCATTCAAGATCCTTGACACTTCAAATCGACGATTATGCTCTGCATACACATCAAGTTGAATATGCGTTTTACCTAAAAATCGAGTCTTAGTGATTCTATCGATATTTTGCTGATAACCGACGTAAACAAAAGGATATGCTTGACTTTCATCTGGTAAATAGTCGAAAGTCGCATATCCTGATTCATTTGATAATTCTATAATCTTCTCAAAAATCTCTTGATATGGGTCTATCATTTAACCAACCCTTTCAGTTTCGAGATAAACACTTCTTTTTCGCTCTCAAAAGGCTTTTTCAGATAGTGCCGAGCTGGAAGTTTACGTGTTCCGTACTCTTGATAAGCAGCGTATTCAGTATCATAGCTGACTTGACCTTCTAGGCCCTCGCTAATAATCTTCTGCGTCATACTACGCTTTAACGTACCACCACGATAGCCTTTTGGGGGCTTTGTGTTGACCGGGTATCTTTTCCCCCAACCAACGGGTACAAGTTGCTGACTACCACGAGCAACATTGATCGTTGAACTCTTAACGATAGCCTTAACTTGCTTTAAATTTTTGTTAGATAGTAAGGCGTCAATTAGTTTATCGTCGCCTTCGATATCGATTCTATAATCTCCCATGATATTCAACTCCATATAACGCTGTGCGCCTTTCTGACGTGATATTCATAGTGATCTGATACGTTTTATCATTGACAGTAAAATAACCCGTTCTGACACTCATAGGACGCTGAAAACGAGCAACAACACGTTCTTGTTTCACATTACCAAAAACGAGCTGTTGTTGATTAGCTCCCATTGAAGTCAAATTGACGGGAACTAATTCACCATCAAGGTCATTCTTTCTAAATAAGGCCCGCTTGTTAAATCTCACAACTACGCACCAGCCTTACCTTCATTGAAAAACACGATCCGCCCACGTTTTCGCTCAGTGTTATACCGATCGATCACGTCTGCATATTCGTTAAAATCGCTAGCTGGATAAGTGATACTTTCGCCTTCTTGCGAATACGACTGCATCCCTTCGTTTCCTAAGCGATTAAATCTAGCAAGTGTCACAGGCAAGACAACAGCTTCTAATGGTGGCGGAACAGATCGCTCGTCCACCATCATAGAAAGCTGATTGCGTGTCATCTCTTCTAATGCAGAAATGACATCATCTTGTTTGTTGTCTGTGATCCCTGCCAGAAGCTTGACCGTGTTTATCACTTTCATTGTTCCTTCTGACAATTAGATCACCTGCTATTCATTTGTTTTTGGCTTAGCTTTTTTCGTGTTCTTCACTGCATCTGGATCAGTCGAGTTTGTTCCGTGGCCTGGCATAGTGTCAGATACATTATCATCTGTTGTCATGTTTAAGCCAGCAAAAGCTTCGTCTTTGACAATTAATGCGCCAACGTACATAGATACACGCAAAGCTACCATGTCTTGTTCAAACAAGTTGATAGGTGTGCCATCTTCATTGACTAACGTGGATAGCTGTGCATCTTCTGAGATCTTGTACTCAACGCCAGCAGGAATACCATAGTACAAGTAATTAAAGTCACCAGCGATCAATGATCCTTTAGGCATTTGTTCTGACTTAAGGTTCACTGTTACGATACCGTCAATCGTTTTGTTAGCACGATCGTATAAAGAAGTTGCGACACCATTCTCTGTCTTGACTGCTTTACGCAAAGCTGTGTGGTTTTGCACCTTAGAAATGAACGCATTTGGTTCAATATCGTTTTCGTAAAGCTTATCTTCAAGATCCAAGATCGTATCATAATCGATCGAGCCAGTGATATTTGTACCTGCAGTTTGAATAGACTTAGCAAGAGATTGCTTGAACGGGTTATTCTTACCAAGCAACACCGCTTCATCAAACTTCTTGTAGAAAGCTTCTGCGATCTTTGGCTTCATGAATTCAAAGAAGTTATTCATGCTCCATTTTAAGTATTCTTTAGAGACAGGAACAATAACGGCTAACTTCTTAGCACGCATTTCTACTGTCTTCCATTCGCTCTTGGTCGTTGGAATCTTTTGAGTTTCATCTACCCAGTAAGCTCCGCCACCCTTAACGAAGACATCAAATTTCTTTTCTAAGCCGTCCATCTGCTCGTACTTTCCAAGTTGCATTACCTTAGAATTTTGAATGACATCTTCAATAGTCAAACGTGCATGTTTTTCTGGAATAGTACCATCTGGGCGTTGTAGCATTGTTACGTTATTTGGATCAAATGATTGTGGCATTGTAAGCCCTCCTTATTAAATTAATCTGTTCTTCTGTGCAAACGCAGCAACATCACCATTCACCTGATCACTGCTTTTAAAGCCTGCGCTATCTTTTGGACTACTTGTGTTAGATAGTTCAGCAACTCGTGCTTTGACTAGCTCATCAACTGTTTCAGATAGCAGTTGAATGTTTGCGTGTGTATTTTCAGCATTATCAGTCAGCACTAGATCAACTAAATCTGCTGGCAACTTATTTTCTTCAAGTTGCTTTTGAGCTTCAATACGATAAGCTTTCATATTGAGTTCGTGTTCACGTTCATCTAGCGCTTTTTGACGATCTTTAAGCTCTGCTTCTGCACGATCTTTAGCAGTCATGCTAGCTAGCTTTTTCGCTTTGTCTTCACGTTCTTTGAGCTTGTCATCAAGTTCACTAGCCCACTTCTCCTTAGCGGTATCTAAAGCTTTACTGATACGCTTGTCTGTGTAACTATCTAACTCTGCTTGTGTCGCAAAAGACTTGAATGGTTGTTGTTCTTCTGTTTGCTTTACTTCTTGTTCTGTTGCTTCTTCACTCATAAAAATTGACCTCCAATTTGTTCCATAAACACGTTTTTGAGCATAAAAAAAGCGCCCACTCACAAGCTTTAGCTTCCAAGTACACGCACTCTAAACATCCTTATACAACTGTGTTACGATCGTTCTTTAACGTCTGCGATCGAAAAAAGACAAAATAAAAAGCACTCAACTTTTGCTGAATGCTTTTTAATAAATTACATCTTCGGATTGGGGTTCTAGTGGTTCACCGTCTTCATCTAGTAAGATTTGATTATCCTTGATTGCCTTTTCTAACCTAACAATCGCAGCTTCTACTTCTTCAGGATAATTTGTTATATTGAGAGGATCCCAAAGACAAATATCTTCTAAAGATGTATTAAATTGCTTTTCATATTTTGGTACTAAAATTTCATTGAAGTACTTCATTCTCTCAATTACTTTGCTATCATCTCTTGTCTTCATGTTACCTATCCCTTCAAAAATAAACCTATTATCAAGTTAAGAAATTCTGGGTCGTCAGTTATTCTTGTATAAACCATTTTCCCGTCATTCCCTACACCCTTTACTAAATCTGTTGGTTCAAACATCCCTTCAAGTCCCATAGTAAAGACTTCTGCACCATGAGAATAATATTTCCCAATATACGGTGTAATGAAATCATCTTTTTTTACAAATTCGTTTGGTTTATATTTACTCCCAGGGAAAATATCAATCATTCGTGTTGGTTTCTCACCTTCTGTCCGCTTGTCGACCCATTCTTTTTCGATGCGAACTAAATCTGAATTAAAATATTCGACCATATGACCTATCTCGTGAAACGGTGTGGTCTTCCTTACACCAGTTGATACAATGGTAAAGTATCCATCTAAATAATTTTCATATTTAGTAGCATATCCTTTACCATTGGCTTTATATGCACCATTAACAAAAAAACCACGCTCAAGGTTTCTGCGAGCAAGTATCTTTTTACCAGAATTTGCCACATAATCAACCCAATCTTTTGGATAGTATGAAAATGCATCTGATAGCTGTTTTTTTACAACAACACTCGATCCTTTCGCCCACATTTCTTTGGGGACTATACCACCCATTTGGCGATAATTGGAAAAGAACTCTTTCAACTTATCTTTATCACCAATATTATCAGTGACATTATAGTGATCATTGAATGCTTTGCCCAACTTGATTATATCATTTGGTGACGCTGTTTTTAAATCAATAGTATTCATCAAATCATCTATATAGTCTTTACCCGATTTCTTTTTATCCTGCTTCCTGTGTTTACTTGCGCCCACTGGTTCTTCTGCTGGCATAATCGAGCATAGACAATTAGGATGAAACGGGTACATATTATGCCCGACAACAGCACGATCAAATCTGTATGGACCACCTGCGGCTGCTCGCCTACAAATTCTGCACGCACTACTTTCATAGCTAATATCGTACCATTCGATTTCACCTTGCTTATAGCTGTCTAACTGCACATCACCTTGCACTCTAGCCGTTTCAGTGATTAACAGCCTTCCAACTTGATAAGGTTGAGCATTAAAGATCTTGACGAACTCGGAGATATACTCGTTCGGGTTCTTACCCTGTAAAATGGCACTGTTTAGGGCATTACCTAAGCGTGCTTTCAGCATTTCAGTATTGTGCCACACGTTATTACTAAAAGTAACAAAGCCATTGTTTAGTTTATACGAAGCATTGACTAACGCATTTACCTTACGATCATCAAACACTAAAAATTTACCTAAAATACCAGCTTGACGCTTATATTCAAGTTTAGCAACCTTCTCCAAATGCCGCCATGTCTCGCCGTTTACTTTACCTGCCAGCTTATCAATCTCAAGAAAAATTTCAGACTTAAGCAACTGCAAACGACTTACTCGCATCTTCAAGTTATAAAGCTTTAGATCAGCATTAGCTTGTGGTGAGTTATCCATTTCTTGCACGTACTGCTTAGCTTTGTCAGCAAATCGCACAACATCCATCTTATCAGCGAGCTTCATAGCATCAGCCATTGTCATCTTGCCGTCTTTAGCATAACGTACAAAATTGCGATTAATATCGGCTTCGATATTATCAAGTGTGCGCTTATACTCTATCATGATCTCTTGCGTTTTATCAGAAACATCTTTACGTAATTGCTTAGCGTGCTCTTGCTCACGCTTTAACCAGTATTCCTTGCTATCCATCTAAATCGCCGTCTTTCGTGTTGTTTGACGGTTCTTTTTGTTGGTCTGGTGTAATTACACCAACTTTACCGTTAAAGCTGTCATTTACGACTTTTGAAAGCTCTAATTCGCTTTCTTCTTCCAAGTTCTTTTCTTCAATCTCGGCGTTGGTAAAATGCACTTGATTGTACATTGTTTTTCTCGATACAGGGACGCCAGCATCAGTAAGCATTTTAAGTTCTTCACTAACCGCATAAGGCAGATTAGGCGTTGACTCGATCGTGACATTAGGTAAATCACGCTTAGTATTATTCAGATTGTTTTCATGCTTGAATAACAACTCGCATCTATCTGCCAACGATCGCTTAAATGCGTTCATTGTCTGTGCGATCGCTTGCTCAAAGCCGAAAATCTTATATCGAATAGCGATCCCACTTGCGTTACCAGAAAAGTTTTGGTCGCTCATATCAGGGATGTTACTGATATTGAAAATATCTTTGCGAATACGTTCTTTATAGCTTTCGCTAGCTGTACTATCAAACTCGGGACTGATGTAATTAGCGCTAATACTCGTTGAATTACCATTGCGGTCAAAGCCACTTTGTAAGCCAAGCACACCATAACGTTTAATCTGCCTAATGAGATCAGACACGTTATTGCCTGCTGTGCTGAAATCACCACTGATCACAAGTAATGAGTTGATAACGTCAGTCATGTAATTGCTTGTATCGCTTGCACTTTGATCGTATGCGTCAATCAGCGGTAACACATCTTCATACCATGAAGTTCGATAACGATTACTCTGATACTCTACGATAGGTATGCCATTGAAGAAGTGTTTTTCTTCACGATCGACATCTAGACTAGACATCCCAAACGACAATTCTTTAAAATGAGTGATTTCACTTGCTGTATACAAGCTAACTAGATACTTAGTTTCAGAAAATCCACTAAACCCAGATTCAACGATCCGCACTGCTGCGATTGGCTTACGCTCAATCGTCGTATCATAAATCACAAACGTTTCAAACACATTAGCCTGCTTGATCTTGTTACCAGTTTCGGTCTTGTACTGAATGTCATAAGCACGCCCGTACTTGGCAACGTCATACATTAGCTCATTGTCTAAAGTAGGGATGTCATTAGCTTTATTGAATGTTAGCAATTCTTTCTCGAGCTTTTTATCTTCGGGCAAGCTATATTTCAACGGTACGCTCGTTGTGTACCCAGCTACAAATTGAGCAATCAGTTTGCCAAAATTATGTGCAATTCGGTAATCAGCCTTGCTGTCATCTTTGCGGCGATCACCACCAAAAATAGCTGTGTTTCGGCCCTTGGAATAATCGTCCAGCACGCTCAATCGTGGTATCTGATACTCTTGGAAATGTCGCAAAATATCCAATAGCACTTTGTATCCATTAGCTGTTAAATCGTCTAGCGAATCAACACGATAATGAATATTGCTTTGCACAGAAAAAGGGAACAAGCTAGATTTAGCATTGCTCCCTAATCCAAATTCGAATTCGTTTACTTTATCCACTACATCACCTTCTTTAACTTAGCCAGCTCTTCAACTGACATACTTTCATCCATATGATCTAAATAGTCGTTATAAATCGCATAGCGCATGCTGTCCATGCAGTCATCATCTTTCTTGATAACGTCACCTGTTTTCTCATTCCATGCGTAGTTATAGATCTCTTTTCTAAACTGTGGGCACTCATCATACACAACTCTGAAACGATTATTGTGTATAGCTCCAGCAACGTATTCGATACCATTCATGACGTTCTTGTTAGCATTCAAAGCTCGGATGCCAGCTTCTTTAAGGTCGTATATATGCTCCGGGTTAGCAGTATCGCAATAGAAAGGGATGTTTCCAAAGCGGGACTTAATACCCTTAGCCACAGCAATCCAGTATTCAATCTGCTTGTAACTCTCTGCGTACTCTTCCATAAGTGTGTACACGCCGTCTTTATAGCCTAAGACGGTAAACACTGTCTTGTGATTGAAGCCCCAATCGACGCCAACAAAAAAGCGCTCGTAACTTTCGTCGAACGCTTGCTTGCTACTTATTGTCATTTTGTTTTTATCGAACTCCGCATATACCAAACCTTCGCCAGATACCCATAAACCCAAAATATCACGATCGTACATCATACCAAGCGGTGTACCAGCTTTCTGATTACGTATATAACGTTCTCCTAAAAAAGTGTTATCTTCGAGTGTAAAATGTGTTGAAACTATATCAAAATCTGGATCATCATTATCTAAATAATCAACTTTGAGATAGTGCTGTGGATTGTCCGGGTTCGTATCGCATATAATTCTTGCTTCGTCATCAGAACAACGGTCTATAATTTCTTTAAATACAAACTTGTTTGCAAGTGACGCTTCGTTTACGTAAGCACCATAAGCGGTCATACCACGAATACCACCTAAGCCACTGATATTACCTGTATAAGCTAAAACAACTTTAACACCGAAAAGGTTAAAATTACCGTGCTTATCAAACTGGAATTCTAAGCCATACTTATTTCTAAGTGGATTGAGTACGTTCTGCGCTATTGTTTTCGAAGAAACGCCAGCTAGAATATACTGTGGCTCACGCTCCTTTTTTAAGTCTGCCCGCTTTCTTACACGTTTCAATTCCATCAAAAATAAGTCGTTATCAACAACGGTTTTACCAGAACGCTTAGCTCCATAATTAATCATCAAGCGGAAGCCTTTTTGATATTTCGTAAGAACTTCTATTTGCTTTTCAGTGTATAAATCTCTAAGACTCATCTTTCATCAGTTCCTTACTCGACATATTATCTAGCTTATCTAAATATTCACTAATCAGATCTACTCCTTCAGCGCCAGAGTTAATTAATGTTTGTGCTTTAAATTCCGCTATATCCGCTTCTGCTTTAGCTTTACGCACTTTAGCTTCATCTAACTCCGGTGTACTGTTTTCAGATAAACGACCAGCCATTTTGAGAATCGTCGTCACAGCTTGCAGTTGTACCATTTCTGATTTAGCATCTATAAGTTCGATCAGACGCTTTAATGCCTTGCTCTCGAACTTATCCTTCACGACTAATTGCTTGTATTGTTCCTGTGCTGCTTTGAATTTTGGGTCTTTTTTCCAATTATCTAATGTTGATCTTCTACGTTGGACATTTTTAGCTATCTCTTCGTCTGTCAATTCATCTTCAAATAGTAATACAACGGCTTTTCTACGTCTTTCATCTAATTCAAAAAACGGTCCAGATTGTCCAATTTTGTCCAATTTTTCTGTCACATCATTTCACCCACCTCCGATTTTTAGTAAAATAAAAAGCCAGCCTGTTACAGCTGACTTATAGATAATGCTCATTTAAAATATCGTTCAAGCATTATATCTCTCAGTTCCATCAAATATCTATTTTCTTCGTTGTTGCAAGTAACCATCAACTGTTTCCACATTTGAGCAAACATAACAATGATATCTGGTAGCTCATTCCACTTCTTAACTTCGATCTTGAAAGTCTTATTGTTAGTCAAAGTAACTAAATTTTCATCGTTAAGAATAAGCCCATCACCCTTGAATTGTTCGTTCAATTCTTTGCTAGTTTGACCACTTTCTTGAAGTAACTTGATCAGCGGCATTAATCCAAGATCATTAGCCATCTTCCTGTTGATAGTTAACTTCACAGCACCCTTTTCAGCAGACACTCGGTTTAGTTGTTTAACGAGCCTTTCCATTGAGGTATGCTGAACAGTTTCCTGTTTCATTTCAATATAACGATTAGGTGTTAAAACATAATCTTGCTCCTTAATTGTTTCAATTGAAACTACCTTGGATAATCCTCGCTCATTTACCGGCTTATCCAATAGCGACATAACTTTACTGATTGCATCGTCACTTAGCACATTTACTTTCTTCTTGTAAACACGGCTAGTATGCGACTTACTACCAACTTGCCCCCGTTGTTCCCGTATTTCTTCAGTCGCTAATGAAGAGGCATTAATCATTAAGATATTGGACGTTTGCTTTTTCTTATTAAAGATTAGTAACGAGGTCGGAATGCTTGTGCTTTCAAACATCTTATCAGGCAAACTAATTACAGCTTCTAAGTAGTTTTTCTCAACTAGGCTTGCTTTAATTGCTTGTTCCTCTTTGTTGTTAGTGCTTAACACACCATTAGGCAATAAGAAAACGGCCTTATCCTGTTTAGATAGAGCCGTTAAGATAAAAGCATAATTTGCATTGGACTCAGGTGGGACACCGAGCATAAATCGTTCTTGTGATTGAGCAAAGAACGGGTGTTGCCATTTCATGTTATATGGTGGATTACTAATTGTTGTTGCCATTTTCAATCACCCTTCCAAACTCATCTTCTGCTACAACTCGCCAACTATTAGTGATTTCTTGCTGCAATACGTCCATTTGGTAGACTGTTGCATTAATGTTCCTTACTGCCATATTAAACAACAAGATCGGAATTACTTTCTCGTCAAACTCCAAACATTCAGCTTCAATATTATGGTTTAAGTTCCAGCATTGAATAGTTAAGGCACCACTTCCAGCACACATATCAGTAATATATTTTTCATCACCACGTAAAGCTAAACCCGCCATCAGCTTTGCAAGCGTTGTTGGGGTGTAGTCTTGTTTCTTATCTTTACGGTCAGCTTCATAATACTGAAAAATCTTTTGGAGCCAGTCAACACTTAAATCGCCAACTAATTTCTTAAATTCAGCTTTAGTATCATTATCATTCCAGTAATTAGGCAACTTTTTAATCAACTCTGCTGTGTTCTTAGAATCAAATAATGCTAAAGTCTTTTCAGTTAATTCTTTTAGTTCCAC